TGACTTACCAGAATTTTTAAGAGCAGTTGAACTATTTGAAAAACCTGCTTTAAAATTTAATGGTGGTTCAAACGTTACAATTGCAGATGACAATTCTAAACAAGCAATTAAATATTTCTTTGCTGATAAGTCAGTTATTGTTGCACCAACAAAAGCAATCAATATGCCAGATCAGTATGTATCTTTTACTTTAAAGAAAGATGACTTTGCTAAACTACAAAGAGCAATTACTACATTAAACTTACCAGATGTTGTTGTTGAAGGTGATGGTAAAAACATCAAGTTAACTGCTACTGATAAGAAAAATAAATCATCAAATGGTTATTCTAAAACTATCGGTGAAACTGATAAGAAGTTTAAAGCTAACTTTAAAGCAGAAAACTTAAAAATAATTAGTGATGATTACAATGTAGAAATATCTCAACAAAAGATTTCTCATTTTGTAAACAGAAATAAACCAGTACAATATTGGATCGCATTAGAACCTGATTCGGAGTTTTAGTATGAGTGAAAACAAAACTCCTATGACGCCAGCAGAGGAAGATAAAAATGCTGATGTGGTAAGAACTGAAGATGGTACAGCATATCCAAAAGATGGTTACATCAAATTAGAAACCAGAGAGTATCATCAAACTACACATTATCTTAATAGACAAATTGCTGTTGAAGATATATTAAAAGAGTTTGGTGATCTACCTACCTTTGAAAAAGGTCTTTACTTTGATTGGAATAACTATCAAAATGCTAGTGATGAAGATAAAGAACTAGCAGACAAAGTCCAAACATTTGTTGATGAACACGATTATGACCGTGAAGAAGATTGTTGGACAATGAACAAAGGTGGTTATGATGTTGATTGTGAAATTGTAGATGAGTTTACAATGGAAACTAAATAATGAATGAAATGAGGATTATATTATGGCAGACTTTTTATGGGTGGAACAATACCGTCCTAAAACGATTGAAGAATGTATCTTACCTGAAGATACAAAAAAGACATTTACAGAATTTCTAAAGAAAAAAGAAATTCCTAATATGTTGTTATCAGGTAGTGCTGGTACAGGTAAAACTACCGTTGCACGTGCCTTGTGTGAACAATTAGGTGTTGATTATATCATCATCAATGGTTCAGATGAAGGTAGACACATTGATACGTTAAGAAACAAAATCAAAAACTTTGCTTCAACTGTATCGTTCAATACAGAATCAAAACATAAAGTAGTAATTATAGACGAGGCAGACTATATGAATGCTGAGTCTGTTCAACCTGCTTTACGTAACTTCATAGAAACATTTTACGAAAACTGTAGATTCATTATGACTTGTAACTATCCTTACAAGTTTATTGAACCATTACGTAGTAGAATGACACAGATTGACTTTAAGATAGTCAATGGTCAAAAGGTAAAGACAGCAAATGCTTTACTTACTAGACTAGGTAATATACTTGATGAACAGAAAATACCTTATGACAAGAAGGTCTTGGCAGAGTTAATTCAAAGATATTATCCAGACTTTAGAAAAACCATTAATGAACTACAAAGATATTCAGTTAATGGTAAGATAGATAGTGGTATCTTTTACAATCAAAAAGAGGCAGATTTAAAGACACTTTACAAATCATTAAAAGGTAAAGAGTTTGATAATATGCGAAAATGGGTTGTAAACAATTCAAGTGTACAACCAGCAGACTTGTTTAAGACTATCTACTCATCATTAAAAGAGTATCTTCAACCAACATCTATACCACAGGCAATACTTTTATTGGCAGGATATCAATATAAATCGGCATTTGTCGCTGACCAAGAGATAAATATGGTCGCTTGCCTAACAGAAATAATGGCAACTTGTAAGTTTAAGTAAGAGGATAGAATGGCGAAAAGAACATTTTTTAGAACTTTAATAGTGAAGTTGAGAATGTGGTATGCTGATATAAGAGGACATCACGGTAAACGTTGGGATTACGAACCAGGTGATTACTATATGGGCAACCACAAAGGTCACAGAAAACACGAAAAAAGATAATAACAAAACTTTTATATTATGTATGAATTGAAAGAATATTTAAAAGCAATCAATGAGTCTAAACAAGACTTGATGAATACTGGTGATGAGGCGTGGGCAAAGAAATATCCTGCGTATATAATTAACCGTTGTTTGTCTATGTTTTGGGACACACTTCCACAAGCAAATGAAATGAATGGTTATCACTTTCTATCGAATCAAGTACAGTTTCAATTTTTAATAAATAGTGTAAGAAAGAAAAAACGATTTGGCGGCAGATGGTTAAAGCAGTCCAAGTTGAAAGATTTAGAGTATGTAAAAGAGTATTTTGATTACAGCAATGAGAAAGCTAGAGAGGCTCTTAACATATTAACAAAAGAACAAATTGAAGTTATTAAAGAAACCTTGAATAAAGGTGGGAGAAAAAAATGAGTGAAGAATTACAATGGACGCCTGATAGTATGTTAGAGGTCACAATCAAACAACCAGACGATTTCCTAAAGGTTAGAGAAACTTTGACACGAATAGGTGTTGCAAGTCGTAAAGATAAAACACTATTTCAATCGTGTCATATATTACACAAACAAGGTAAATACTATATCGTACACTTTAAAGAACTTTTTGCTTTAGACGGCAAGAAGGCAACTTTAGTTGAAAATGATATACAAAGAAGAAATACAATCGCTATTTTATTACAAGACTGGAACTTAATTGATATAGTTAGAAAAGAAGACGCAGAAAACAAAGCGCCTTTAAGTCAGATTAAAGTTTTACCATTCAAAGAAAAAAAAGAATGGAACTTATCTGCTAAATATAACATAGGAAAAAAAGTAGTAAACGAAGATAGCGAAAATGCAAATACCGAAGTTTAAAGAATTTTTTGTAGAACAAGATATAGAACGTAAAGATAAACCTATTACGGTCGCAATCATCACAAAAGCAAATCCTAACGTTAAAAAACAAAAGACAGGTGCACCTGCTAAAAAAGAAGGTACGGTACGTCTTATAGAAAAAGCGTGTGAGAAAAAAGGATTTAAATGTATTGTTATCAATACTAAAAATGCTATTATTACAGGTAAAGACGAAGAAAAAAATACATTAACTGTTTACAACTATGATGGTAGAGATAGTGAACATACCTTTGTAGGTAAAGATACAGTTTGTATAACACGTGCTGGTTCAATAGAAGATGAGGCAGGTCTTTCTTTATTATCTGCTTTTCAAAATTCATCAGCATTTATGTTGAACACACGATCAGCAATGTTAACGTGTGATAATAAACTTACATCAGCATTACTATTTGAAAAGTTTGGTATACCTACACCACGTACTGCGTTTGTTTCTAATGAAAAAAATATAGATGACGCTGTTAAACTAATTGGTAATAAATTTCCTATTATACTTAAAACACTTACAGGTACACAAGGTATTGGTGTAATTAAAGTTGAAAGTTATGAAGGTCTAGTATCTACAATTCAATCATTATGGAAGCACGATGCTGAACTTTTAATACAAGAATATATGCCTACAGCATTTGATGTAAGAACGTTTGTAGTAGATAATAAAATTTTTGCAAGTACAAAAAGAATACACTCTAGTTATGATTTCAGATCAAATACACATAGAGGTGCAGAAGCAAAACCTTATATATTGAGTGAAGAAGAAAAAGATTTAGTATTAAAAACTGCTAGAGCTTCAAAAGCATATATGGTAGGTGTTGACCATATTGTATATAAAGGTAAACCTTATGTATTAGAAATTAATGGTAGTCCTGGTTCTGGTGCAGATTACGAAGGTTATCAGTATAAAGATTATTATGCTGAGGCAGAACCTGCTGGTAGAATAGACGGCGAAAAAATGATGTACAATGTAATTGATTGGGTATCAAAAAGAAGTCATTGGGATAGACAGGCAAATTCTGAATGTGGTTGGTTAGAAACAGTTGACTTGAATGATATAGGCAAAGTAAGAGCAAAATTTGATACAGGAAATGGATCACAGGCTTGTGCTTTACACGCTGATAAAATTATAGAAGATGGTAAAGTAGTTAAATGGAAATATGATGGAAAAACTTATTCTAAACCAAGACACGGTACAAGTAAAGTTTATAGAGCAAATGCTGATGGTGAAGAACCATCAGAAACAAGACCTACAGTTTTAATGGATTTAACTTTTAATGGATTTACATATAAAGATATTGAGTTTGGTTTAGACCAAAGACCACGATCAGGTTCAGATATATTAATCAATAGAGAATTAATGCGACAAATGAATGTAAGTGTCAACCCTAATAGAACTTTTGTATTAAGTAAGAGATTAAGACCAATAGAAAAAGAAGGTAAACAAGATAAAGTTGGTTTTGAGAAGAAATAACATTGACATTTAAGTCAAGTTATGATATATTATAATAATAAGGAGAAATATTATGTCAGACGTGAAGATAATGAGACTCTCAACAGGAGAGGATATAATCGCAAAGATTATAGATAAGTCAGTAGAAACAACTAAACTAAAACAACCATTTGTAATTATACCACATCAACAAGGACCAGGTAAACCTGTACAATTGATGATGACTTTGTATAGTCCATATGCTGATAGTGAAGAAGTTGAAATCAAAACAGCAAATATAGTTTCAACTGTAAATCCAAAAAGAGAAATACTTGCTTCGTATCAACAAAACACAAGTAGAATAATAACACCAAAAGCAGATTTAATTACAGAAACATCTATACCTACTTTGAAAAAGTGATAACAGTAAACTTTATTAGGACAAACAATGAGAAAGTCCAAGTAAAGGTTCCTGCAGGATGGACTGTAATGGAAGCCGCTAGAGAGGCAAACTTGGAAGAAATACCTGCCACTTGTGGTGGGTGTTGTGCTTGTGGCACTTGCCACGTGTATGTCAACAATGCCTGGATTGACAAATTAGGTGAAATAGATTATAATACACCTGAACAAGAATTATTAGAATATGAAAATGGATACAAAAAAGGTATAAGTAGATTGAGTTGTCAAATAATGTTAACTAAAGAACTTGATAATATCACTCTACATTTGAGGGATGATGAACTTTTATAAAAGTGTAATAGAACACCACGGTAAACTTCTTGTAAGAGGTGTACACGAGGGACAAGAGTATAAAGAGAAGATTGATTATAGTCCTACTCTTTATGCAATCTCACAAGAAGATACAGAATTTAAAACACTTACTGGTCAATGTTTAAAACCAATTAAGTTTGGTAGTATTAAAAAGGCAAGAGATTTCAAAAGAAGTTATAATACTGAAAATGCACCTATCTTTGGTATGGATCGTTATCAGTATCAATATATTGCAGATGAATTTCCTAACGATATACAGTTTTCAAAAGACCACATTAAAATATTTACACTTGATATAGAGTGTGGTGCAGAAAATGGTTTTCCTGATATTCAAAATCCTATTGAAGAACTATTAGCAATCACAGTTAAAAATCAATCTAACAAACAAATTATTACGTGGGGTACAGGTGAGTTTAAAACTGATAGAACAGATGTAACTTATATAAGATGTAAGTCCGAGAAGGCATTGATTATGGAGTTTATGAAGTTTTGGATGAAGAATTATCCAGATGTAATCACAGGTTGGAATACAAAGTTTTTTGATTTACCTTATCTATGCAATAGAATTAAATTACTTACAGATGAAAAAGTTGTAAGAAGATTATCGCCTTGGAATTTAGTAGGTACGGAAGAAATAGTTGTAAGAGGTAGATCACAATTACATTATACTTTATATGGTATTGCAATGTTAGATTACCTTGATCTGTATAAAAAGTTTATTCCTGTTAGACAAGAAAGTTATAAGTTAGATCATATCGGTAAAGTAGAATCAGGTTTACAAAAAGATGAAAA